TTTTTATTTAATGGTCTATTACCATAACCTCCAGTAACTGCCATTTGATCTTGTAATGATTTTCCATATCGCACAATGTCATTACATATTCTTTCTGGTATTGCACTTTGGAAATACCAATAATAATTTGTTAAATTCATATATATATATTATACCATTAATTTTAAAAAATTCAAGGGGTATAATTACTAACTTATTGTCAATGCTTATGGAAATTGAGGCACAGTTAAAGTTCCTGAAACAGTAAATTTAGCTACACCTGTACCATCAGGTTGAGCAGATAAACAATTAGTTCCTGGTGAAACACTAGCAAAAGGTGTAACAACTGATGGTATTCTTATAACAACAATACCAGATCCTCCAGATCCGCCACCAGCTCCGCCTCCACCTCCAGTGTTAGCGGTTCCACTATTACCTGGCGAAGCACCTCCTCCTCCAGGTCCTCCAGCTCCGTGAGATCCAGAACCAGCGTCTCCACCTCCACCACCTGCATAAGTAACATCTGAACCTGTAATTGTATTTGGTGCACCATTTCCTCCAGCTCCACCATTAACATCGTTAAATAATCCTCGTGAAGTAGCTCCACCACCTCCACCACCAGTTCCATCTGCATTAGATCCACCATAACCACCAATAAATCCTTGAGGTGGGTCTGTAGGAGGTGTGTTACCAGCTCCACCATTTAAAGCAGATCCTCCAGGTCCAGCTCCAGAACCACCACCAGATCCTCCAGATTGCCCTTGTGTTGTTGGTCCAGAGTTTGTATTACTACCTCCACCTCCACCACCTGCTGATGTTATAGGTCCAAAAACTGAATTACCACCACTATTTCTACCAGCACTTCCACCAGCTCCAACTGTAACTGAATGACATCCTGGATCTATTGTTAGTGCACATCCTTGTAACGGAGAAGGCCCAAAACCAGATCCTCTATAACCACCTGCACCACCTCCACCACCATCGGGTGTAGCTCCACCACCACCTCCACCAGCAACTACTAAGTAATTTACTGAGAAAGGTGCTAATGCAACTTTAGGCCATGTGCCTTGTTGCAATGCTCTTAATTGACTTTTTAAATTCCATACACCACTTGCTTTATTTAATTCTTTTACGATTACAATTCCTGATCCACCTGAACCACCAGTTCCACAGTTTCCACCACCAGCTCCACCACCACCGCCACCTGTATTAGCAGTTCCAGCGCTTCCATTTGCACTTGGCCCATGAGCTCCTGCTCCACCTCCTCCTGTGCCACCAGCTCCTGCTGGATTTACATTTTCTGTTCCACCACCGCCACCTCCAGCGTAAACACCGCAATTAGGTGCCCCTGGAAAAGTTGGACTTATATCTAAACCAGCTCCACCTGCCCCACCTGCTCCAGGCGAAGTAGTAGCATCAGCACCAACAGCACCTGCTCCACCACCGCCACCAGAAGTTCTAACTGGATTACATGGTGCTCCATCTCCACCAGCATTTCCTTGAGGAGGACTTACAGGAGGTGTATTACCAGCTGCACCAGTTCCACCTAAACCTTGTCCACCACCACCTGAACCACCTGTATAACCATTTCTAGGAATACCTGCTCCATGACCAAGTCCACCCCCACCTCCACCTTCCGAGGTGTAGGTTCCACAACTTGCAACAATATTAGAATCACTACCAGGATTTGGTTGATTACCAGGGCCTGTGCCACTACCACCTGCACCAACTGTAACTGGTACAGCTGTATTTCCACATACAGGTACTTCTATATTCCTTAAACCACCACCACCGCCACCACCAGCAAAATTTGCACCAGAACCCCCACCGCCAGCTACTATACCAACTTGAGCAAGTCTAGTCCCTGGTTGTGTGCAAACGTTTCCAGTAGATGTTTTAGATGTAATAGTACACTTCCCAAAAGAAGTTATGTTTCTTTTACCGATTATACCGCCGTTGGTTCTAGGCATTTAAGTCTCCTATTCGGAAACCCAAGCTGAGCCATTCCAATTATAGACTGTTGGTGTTTCCGCTGTATCGTTTGATTTTCTTGCTTCCCAACCTGTTGTGTTGTCAGCTTGATATTTTGTTTCGTTCCATGAAATATTATAAACCCAAACAACTGGATTTTGACCATCATCAGTTACTGATGGATATGTAATTGGTGCTTGCCAATCATCACTTGAATCAAGTGACCATGAAGCATAAGGTTGTGGACTTAAAAATTTATTTTTTGTTGAATTATAAACATAGCCTATACCTGCATATTGTTTTCTAAAATTATTATTATATGATGTTTGTTTCCATGTGCCACCACCAAAAAAATTTACACACCATGTTTCACCATCAACGTGTTCGTCTGATGGTACTTCATCGTTAGCAACAACTACTACTCTTTTCACAACTAAATGTGTATCAGATGTAAAACCTGTTGGATCTGTTTTTGATTCTAATTCTGCAAAATGTGCCATGTTTATTTTCTCCTTAAAAGTTAATTTATATTTTATGCTTCTCCAATTGTCAACGTTCCTGACGCTGTAAATTTAGCTATCTTATCACCACCTGGGTGAGTTGATAATGTTCTTGCTGGTGTTGGACTACCTGTTAAAGCAAATGCACTAGGCACTCTAACTATTACAATTCCTGAACCACCTGCTCTTCCGACACATGGACTTCCACCCGCACCTCCACCTCCACCACCAGTATTAGCTGATCCTGCAGTTGCTACTCTTCCTCCAGCAGGTCCTTTACTTCCACCATCTCCGCCACCACCAGCTCCACCATCTCCTGCTGTATGGCAAGGACTATTTCCACCTGGACCTGGAGGATATAAAGAAACTCCTCCACCTCCACCACCAGCATATGTTGTAGCTGGTCCTAAAATTGTATTTGGTGCACCAGCACCTCCAGCTCCTGCTGTAGTAACTCCGCCTGTGCCTGGACCTCCAGATCTAGATACATTAGCTCCTGCAGCAGCTGCTCCACCTCCACCTCCACCACCATTACAGTTTTGATTTCCTGATGCAGCATTACCACCTGCATTACCTTGAGGTGGATCTGTAGGGGGAGTATTACCCGCTCCTCCTGAAGTTGAATTAGAAACAGCACCACCACCTGAACCTCCAGCAGCTCCAGCGCCTAAACCATTACCTGCTCCACCACCAGCTGATGTTATACTTGAAAAAACTGAATCATTTCCATTATTTCCTGTTGAATTAAAACACCCAGTAACTTCTGCACCACCACCGCCAACTGTAACGGCATAACTTCCTAAACTTAATTCTAATGCTGATCCTTGTAAAGGAGAAGGTCCATATCCCGATGCACGATAACCTCCTGCACCACCGCCACCACCATAATAATTAGATCCACCACCACCTGATGCACCGCCAGCGACTACCATATAATCTACTGATGCTGTACGTTTAGGCCATGTTCCTTCATCTAATGAATCTATAACATCACCTAATCGCCAAACACCTGACGCTTTGTTTAATTCTTTTACTATGACTATTCCAGAACCACCTGCTGCACCTGAACCAAAATTTCCTGAACCACAGTTTTTACCACCTCCACCACCTCCACCACCACCAGTGTTAGTTGTACCTGCTGTACCATTTGCATAACTAGTTCCACCTTGTCCACCTGCACCACCGCCTCCTGTGCCCCCACTCCCTGCTGGTGATGTAGGTCCTGGTGACCAACCGCCACCTCCTCCACCTCCAGCGTAAACTCCACAGTTTGGAGCACACGCTATAAAAGGACTTGTATCTAAACCTGCTCCACCTGCTCCACCTGGATTTGCATTTCCTGGAGATCCACCTCCATCGTCTCCACCTGCTGCACCTGCTCCTCCACCAGAATTTCCACCTCTACCAGATCCACCACCTGCTGAATTTGATTGAGGGGCACCTGATGCTCCACCACCACTAGCTCCTGGATTAGTTAATCCACCACCAGCAGGGACGCAAACAATGCTTGATGCATTTCCTGCTGATCCAATTCCTGTTGATGTTGGTTGAGAAGGCGGTCCACCTGCTCCTCCACCACCTACTGTTGCACAATATGATGTATTTCCAGATACAGCTATTTCACATGTAGCTATACCACCTCCGCCAGATCCACCACCGCCTTCTGATGCAAAACCTGCATTACCACCACCTCCACCACCAACAATTACTGATTGAATTAATCTTGTTCCTGGTTGAGTTGTAATTGAACCTGAAGATGTTTTAGTAGTAACAGTACACTTCCCAAAAGAAGTTATATTAATTGGTCCTATGATTCCGCCATTAGCCATGAATTATGTTGCCTCCTATAATTCTATCTATTATGCGTCATCTAATTCTTCGTAAGAAACAAAATAAGTTAAGTCATTTGCAGCTGATGCTGTAAAAG